AACATGAGCCTTATTCCCCGGCTCCATCGCTTCAAAAGATGCGTCCGCAAAAATAACAGCACCACCTAAAACTCCATTTCCTCCAGTGCTTCCAGTGGTTCCTATTGCTCTATCAACTGTCGCAACCCCTGCGGCTACAGAAGCGATCTCATACCTACCGACTGTGAACCCTGTCCCGCTGGTTATACTTAAAGCATTTCCGACATCGTCCGCAGCGAAAGCATCACCTGCACTTGTAATCATAGTATTATCTGCCCCATCAATTACAATGTCCGTACGGGTAGAATGAACGGCATCTTGTTGACTTCTATCTGTCCCGGAGGCTCCTGAAATAAAAAAACCTCCTCCGGTTGCTGTCCCGTTCGCTCTAATCTCCCATTGTGCTCCTGAACCTATTGCCATATTTATTCCTGTTATTTAGGCCGGTCAAATCCGCCTGATCCGTTAAGAATCCAGTCTTTTTTATCAGCCGGATTAAATTTAATTTTATCAGATGAGCAATTAGATAATACTGTATTGCCAGGAGGGATCTTGACATTATCTAAATTACAAGCATCAAATATCACTCCATCCATTTGATTAGGAAATACCGCAATGTTCGTTCCTATTTGTTGATAAAAACATGACCCTTTAATTGTTGTGTTATTAAAAGATTGTACAGGAGTACTCAATAAATCTTTATCTGTAAAATCTTTAAAACTAAATTCATCATTTATAGGCATATTTATCCCCTAAACTTTAACAATCTTTAAGCTTACTTCTACACGTGTAATCGTCGCAACACTATCAACATTAAATCTTAAAATATCCCCGGCACTAACTGCTGTCGTCCATCCTGTCAAGGTACTATCTTGACTTTTAATCTCCGCAGAAAGAGTCGGCTTGGCTGCTGCTGTAATTGTATCCGCAACTGTCGGCGGAAAATTCGCAAAGCTATCTTTGAATATATCAATGACGATTGATCCGGTTTGATCTGCCAGTAAAGTTGCTCTTTGAATTGTGCAGGCAAAAGGTATTTCCAAATCACCTTTTATTCCAGTCGTTATGGCTGAACCTGAACCATCTATAATCCATCCAATAACCCCAGCGCCCAACTCCGTCACATTTAAAGTTGTCGTTCCATCCGCTAAATCTGTGGATTGAAGCGTTCCTGTCGTGGCCAGTTTTGATAAAGCAATGGCCGCCGAAGCATTGACATCCGCGTCAACGATGACCCCCAATCCAATAGCCGTGACCCCCGCGTTACTGATTGTGATATCACCCGTCATGGTAACGGACGCGGCCACGTTTGATCCGTTTCCTACTAAAATATTGGTCGACGTTAAAGCCGCCAGTTTAGAAAAATCTATCGCTGCCGATGCATTAATATCAGCATTAACAATTACACCCGAACCTATCGCAAAAACACCGGCATTGGATAAAGTGATATCCCCAGAAGTAGATACGGATGTGGCAACATTTGAACCGTTTCCGATCAAGAGATTTCCGTCCGTCAATGCTGCTAACTTTGAAAAATCTATAGCCGCTGCCGCGTCAATATCCGCGTTTACGATTGAACCCGCCACAATCGATGTTACGCCGGCATTAGTTATTGTAACGTCTCCTGTCATAGCAACAGAAGTCGCCACATTCCCAGCACTACCGACTAAAAGGTTCCCATCTGTCAAAGAAGCTAATTTCGAGTAAGCAATAGCTGCCGCCGCTTTGATATTGGCATTATCAATAAAACCATTAAACTCTGTGACAAGGTTCCCGGCCAAACCATTAAGCTTGGTTTTGGTTATTGTCTCGTCTTCATCGGCTATCGTTGTTACGGTGACTATTCCCATAATTATTCTTTTTTAGCAGGTTCTTCGAATTTTAATTTTTCTGCGTTAAAAACCTTTTGTTTCAATTTAGATACTAATTCGATATCAGTACCTAAAAATTTTCCGTTATTAATAATCTGAATTAAAGCAGATTTTTCCCATTCAGTAAAAACAACCTGATAGATAGCATCTTTAACATTTAACTCTTCTTTTTTTATGGTATCGTCGGGCATGTATTGATTCTCCTTTTTAACTTAATGGTATGAAAAAGAAAGTTTCTGATGTCGCATTTGAAGATATTAAATAAAAATCATCTTTTATTACAGGAACACAAAAAGACCAATCTGAATTTCCAGCTGCATCATTATTTACACTCGCTCTATCAATCGTTGGAGGATCAACAGAATCTGTTTTAATAGTAAATGTCCCATCTGCTTCTTCTATTCTTGCAAAACCAACAAGAAATCCATCTGTTGCTACTTGTGTTGATGAACCTACTGTAGCTGAAGCCCAAGCACCTAACTCTTTTGTATCTACCGTATCCCATACAGGATTAGCTGCTGCTCCTTGAGTCTTTAAAAACTGACCTGAAGTTCCCGGTGGCAATCTAGTTTGATCTGTTGTCCCATTATCATAATAAACATCTCCTTGATTGCTTGTTCCGATATTGAATTGAGCTTCTGTAACTGTCACTGTCATTCCATCAATCGTCCCACCATTCATATCCGCTGTTGCTACTGATCCTAAATCTGTAACCGTCGGAGCAACGCTTGCACCTATCGTCACACCATCAATCGTTCCCCCATTGATATCGCATGTTGCGACACTCCCTAAATCTGTAACCGTTGGAGCAACGGTCGCCCCAATAGTCACCCCATCAATAGTCCCCCCATTGATATCCGCGGTCGTTGCCACTAAATCCGCAAACGTTACCTGAGCACTCAATGTCGCCGCCGATAAATCTACCGTACCTGAAAACGCCACATTTTGCACAATAGTCGATAAATTCAACTTTGTCGCTGAAATCGCCGCTGCGGCCTTAACATTTGCATTATCAACACTCCCGTTAAACTCTGTCAATAGATTAGCGACGAGGTTATTGAGTTTTGTTCGTGTGACGGTTTCCGTATCACTCGTAAACGTAAATGTCGAGACAATACCCATTAGGGAACCTTTCTAAGTAATTGTTTTTCCATATTTTCTAACTGCCTTCCAAAAGCCGTTTCACCGATCGATAAAGGAAATATCCGGCACATCACATGCGTGGCATTGACTTTATTTGGAAAAAACAATGTGACGCCCACTTTGTCGGGATTTCTAAAAAGATCAGTATTGTTAAAAGCTTCTACCGAATAATCCAAACTATTACTTTTTACAGAAACTCTGGCCTGTTCCGTATAATCCCGTACAGCCGTTGCAATTCTTAATCTAACTTCATGCGGAATCTGTTTATTTTTTATATCACTCAATTCTCTCACGCGCGTGTAATCCTCTCTTCGGCAAACAATTCATATTCTGTAAACGTCGGTTGAACGTTAAACGTGTCATGCTCGACTTCAATGCGGCACGTCTTGCCTCTTCCGATCTGTTTAACAAAGAAAACATCGGATGCTTTCGCACTCCCTCCCAAATCAAAAGGTAAATCAATAGGTAAGACAGGGGCTCCCCCGCTCAAAGACAATGTTCCCAAAGAACGCCGTCCACCCCTGTCTATCTCGGCGAATATTTCAACGGATGTGCTTTCTCCGGCATCCCACACAACATGCAACGGCCCCCATATCTTATCTGATCCTCGATTGCCTAAATCATGATCTTGACCGGCTATACGCATCCTGATTGCAGCACCGTTATCATTGTTACCGGATTGCTTGTAAGTCAAAGATACTGTTCTGTTATCTCCGAAGACTAATCTCAATTTGTTATCGCCAAACTCAAACTCGGTAAACACGGAAGCAAACCATTCCCCTGAAGGAATAACTGACCATCCGGTATCTTCTCTTCCAATTAACCGTGCTGCTGCCGTATCCCATACCAAAACAACATCATTCTCGGTCTGTGTTCCTGTAGGAATAGCGAGATAATACTTGCCGTCAATAAACCATGACGCCGCTTTTTCCACGGCATCCACATTGATCGTATCAAGAATACTCTGCACACGGTCGGAAATAACCGCTGTTTGCAATTTATCAAACGTAGTTCTTTGAAGCAACCTAACTCTATTTTCATTATCCAGAAAAACATGATCATTTCCGATATCCTGGACTGTGCGTCCGGCTTTACATCCAACCTCAACATTAACAGGTTCCAACGTCCAATCTGTCAAAGGTGTCGCACCTGTCATATTCAAGACAAAAACCGAATCATCCTTATAAATAATCATCTCGTTTAATTTGAATGTCTGTAACCATGTCACTCTACCGGATGAACCGGACCGAACTTTGAAAACATTTGTTGCCTGATCGAATGTCTGTGGATCAAGAGAATCACTGAACCATATAAAATCCCGTTCGGCTTCGGTTAGAGAACCCCCAACAAACAATCTGTTATTTTGGGCCCACGCCCCAACAGTTGTTCTTGGTGGGTCTGTATTAGTATTTCCTTCATCGGTCACAGTCTCCGCGGAATCCATTGAATGGACATTTTCAGTACCGTTAAGAATGAAAAGTAAATCTTTAGCCTGTACAAAATTTGTTGTTAAATCCGCAGTAAATCCGGAATCAATAACCGTGTATCCTTTAAAATCATCATCTAATCGTTCAAGATTCGTGTCTCTGATCCTGAAAATACGATCAATCGTGGTTCCTACTGTATACCGGGTTATCCCGAAAATCTTATCCTGTTCAAAATCATTTGCTACTCTCGGGGCGTTATAAATCCTAAAATCATCAATCTCTCCATCAAATGTCTGTGTTTGACCTGTATTGTTGCCTATCACCAGATCATCGCTTGAATCATCCACCAGACTACCTACACCGGTCGTATCGGTTGAATATGTAGCAATAACCCCGTTGATAACGATATCTAGTGAATTATCGGTATTATGGATAAATTCTAATTTTGTAAATTCTCCAATATTGATTGTCGTAGATGTTATAACCTCGGCATCTGTCGTGTCATAATCCACGACAAAACGGATTTTAACGGTATTTGAAGATTCATTCTGAACTTGGACAAAACTGCTGCCTTTTGTCCATATCCGGCCAGTATCAAGCTGTCCATCACTATCAGGGAAAACCCAGCATGTAAACGTAAAGTCATCGATTGTCGTAATATCAATCGTTGAATCCGCCGCGACAGTGATCTTGGAAGTTGTTCCGTTAAACGATGGGGCCTTACCAAACTTTCCGTCAACGTAAGCAATAGACGTATCAACTCCGGTATTCGACCCCTTATCATCCTCGGAACTGGACGCATCGAACTTATAATGACTTACCAGAGTGTCGGGATTATCACCTATTCTATCAATTCCTTCTCTCTGTTTGACTTTACCCAGTTCTTTAATGACACCATTTCTTAAAATAGTGGCAAAGTTCTGTTGAACAACCGCGGGCTCGGATGTAGAATCTTCTCCGCCATTAAAGGACTGAACCCTTATCCTATTTTTTTCTCTTGTGATTGGCATACTATCGTGTCACCACTCTCCCAAAATCCAGGATTTTAATAGGTCTTTTGGTTTCCGGCATAAACTGTTCCATTAGATTCGGTTGTCTTTGAGCAGATTGCAATTCCTGAACCATGCTGACAAATTTCTGCTCTGCCAGGCTGGCTTCTTGTTCAAGACCATCTTCTCGCAGAGAATCCGCGAACGCTCCCTGAACAAGCTCCATACCACAGTCAATGACCGTGATGTCATTATTATCTTCTAAGAATCTCAAGACTTTTTGATACCAAACTTCCCACACCGGTTGAGTCGCACCTGTCAAAGGCTGCGGGGATACCCTGATCCATCTGTACATATGAGCGAACTCCGTTGGAGCGATATCAGAAAATATTGTTGATGATGTTGTTCCTGAAGCTGTAATTTTTCCAACTATAGTATTTCTTGTCCCGTCCGATGTTCCGACCGATACTTTCAATTTTTGATTGGCGTCATAAGTATTTATGCTCGTCGCTGTTGTTGTTCCGGTTAAAGTGATATTTTCTCCAATTTCCACCCCATTAACTAGCCCAACAATACGTACCACATTAGGTGCAATATCTGTTGTGTTGTTCGTTGATACAACATTGATTGTTTCGGCGGACGCACCTATTTCATTCCTTACGGTATATTCCCCGACCATCCGGTATCTTGACGGATCGTCCCTTTGAATGTTTCCGGTCTGATCAAAATCTATGCCATTATTTCTAATATGATTCTCAATCGTATCCTCATGGACGGGAACCCCGTTTGTTCTGTCAAATATAGAAATGATCTTGCCGATATCCCGATTAAAAATATATTCCTGCTGACTGGCCACAATTTGAAGATCTTGTGTTTCTGTCGTACATATCCAGTCAAAACTTCTATAAACCCGGTCATACCGGATATTAATCCAATCCTTAATCTTTGGAAGAAGATCATCGGCATTGGATGTTGAGGCATTGGTATTTTGTATTTTTGCCTGAACTCTGCGCTGTATTTCTCTGAAGGTTAGTAGCATGTCTTATCCTTTACATGAATTTATTAAAAACCTCTCGATGTTCATCTAATGTGAGAGTTTTATTAAACCCAATGACCTGTGTCATAATGCCCTGCATAAAATTCGTCGATACCTTGCCAATAAGAACATTGTCCGCTGAAAATCCTGTATCTGTATTCACTGTGACTAATGAAAATGATCCTGTAGGTAAGGTTGTTGTTTGTGAACCATTAATATAAATCGTCGGGGATGTCCAGTTATTTGCCGACAAAGTTCCCGTAGAAGATTGAACCACTTCACCACCCGCACCCAAAGTCAAAAAGAACTCTGTACTCGTGGTAGGATTAACCCAGAATTGGACAGCCTTCATTGTTTCACCAGTATCCCCGACGGTCACTAAAGACGACGTATTGTTAAACGTCATATCTCCACCTCTATGAGAAAAGGTCGGAATCGTCAAATTCGCGGTCGTATAAGCTGTCTTATTCTTACGATCACGCAATGGATTAAGACCATTAAGACCATCTACCCAAAAAATTACATCACGTAAAAAATTAGCGTTTGGAAGATAATCAAATATCATTCAAACTTTCCCTCATTAAAATTAAAACTCACGTCCTTACCGTCTTTATTAAAGGATGCCTTTGAAGAATCTTTTTGGACTCTTTCTGTTCTTTCCTGCTGAAACTTTTGACGCTGTTCAGCGGATTTTTCAATATCTGTTTTTTTAACCATGATTTTCCTTATTGAGTAACGGTGATATTGGTTAAAGTCATTGTAATGACCGGATTGTCAACTCGTTCAAATTTTGCCGCTGTAATGACCGTCGGCTCGTCAACATTATTAATCGTGATACTTCGTATTTTCCATTCGGCCCGATATCCATCGGTCTCTCTTATCCACAAAGAACCCGCATTCAGAGCCGCGGTTGCGTCTGTAGGAACCTGAAAGCTTGAAAACACTTTATCTAGTTCTAATTCAAGTCTTTCACCTGTTGCTAATGCCAGACTATCCGACTTGATGGTGTATCTTGCCCCCGTCGATGCGGCGACTAATTCAAAAACAAAAGTCTCTGCGTTATTGACAACATGCTTTTGTTCATGTCTGTCCGTATAGGTCATCTCCCCTGTATCAATCGTTACTGTTGCATCATCAAATGCTGCCATATTTTATCTCCTTTTTTAAAAATAAACTTTTTGAGCGATGATTTGTAAATCAAAATAATAACCGAATGCTTTATTGAAATTCCTGCGTTTGATAATAATGTTAAATCCTATCTTCTCAAGTTCCGCGCATAGTGCTTTCTCTGACCACATTATATAATTTTCTTTCATATTCCAATGTGTCCATTGATCCGTAGGCTTTGAAAAATGAAAATCGATATCCGGTGTTGAAATATAAATAACACCGTCTTCCTGTAAAATGTCATAAGCCTTTTTCAATGCTAATATGGGATTATGAAACTTCTCAAGAATAAATGACATCCAAACTAAATCATATTGCTCTCTACCTAACTTATTCGTTAACTCAAAATCATCTTGAAAAATTCGATCTGTCTCTTTGATGTCCTTATTGCTATCCATCCCGAATGAAACCCACCCTCTATCTACAAAATATTGCATCACCTGACCGGTTCCAAAACCTATGTCGAGAAATTTACGTCCGTATGTTAAACACTCAAGAACTCCAGAATAAATTCTGGCCGCGTGGGTTTCCGTCTCTCTGGATTCTTTGATCTCTTTGTGGTCTTCGATAAATTTTTGATCCTTTAAAACTTTATCGTGAACATTCTCTTGAAAAATAATCCCGCACATACACCGATACCAGAGAGCCGAGTTTTTCAGTTCCGGATCTTCGGCAATGCTGTTGGCGTACAATGTTGGTCTAAGACAAACAGGACACTTTTTCTGATACACCCTGTGAATGTGTTCTTGTTTTTCGGTTTCTACTGTCGTCATAAATCCTTTCAATGACTTTCTTGACTTGTTCAAATAATCTGTCAGCCGGTTGTCCGTAATGCATGCACCATGCCGCTTTCGATGCAATATCTATGGGGCATTGATAAGTATGGTCATAAATTAATCTGAAACACGGCGAACATTCAGACTTCTGTGGATCAGCCTCAAGGCTATAATCATTCTTGAAATATTTTGTGATATTCTCAATGGTTGTATGCCCGAGAATTCCGATCTTGTATGTGTCCCATGCTCCTGAAGCGTGAAGCGTTCCTGTATCCGGGCTGATAACCAAGTCAACAACTTTTGTCAATGCGATTGTTTCTCTAAAACTAATTTCTCCCGATAAATTCGTCACGTGTTTAATAATCTCAGGGTCTTCAACGTACTCAAGAATTTTGCACCGGTTATCACCTACCGTCATGAAATGGACATCTTTAAATTCCTTGATAACTTCTCCCATTACATAATCTGTCCATGGATACGCTTTATTCCCTGCTGATCCGGACATTCCCCAGACAATATTTATTTTCCCTTTCCTCAGCCGGCTTAAAGCTTGTTTCTCCTCATCGTCTGAAATAAAAAGCTCGGGCGTTAAATTATTTAATTCTCCAAACCCAGCCCACCTTAATGTTTCATCGTAATAATTTTTATCACACCTCTCTCGTCGTTCATTCTTGGGATAATAATATGCCGGTGATAAAGGATGCAGTGCAAGATTGACTTCAATGCTTTCAGAGAAATTCTTAAACCAATCCGGTTTAATCCTATTCTTTACATCATCCCAGTCTTTCTGAATGTCAGGATTCTCCTGCCCTTCTTTTTCATATTCAATAAATTCGTCGATATAAGGATTGTATTTAAGAACGTTAAGGCCACGTTTTCCTGTATAACAATAAGTTCTGTATCCTAAATCTTTAAGAATACGAAATACCGGAGAAATAATAATCATATCTCCTAAAGCACCGCATCTAATGACTAACGCTTTTTTCATTTTTTTAAAATTATATGATAATCCATGCAACAAATAAATTTATCGGAAACTAAATTTCTTTTGGAATAAATAGTTTTAAATCCAAGTTCTCTCGTCAACTGTAAAAAAGATTCCATATCCCACATTATGTGATGTTCTCTTAAAGCCCAATGCCCCCACGTACTGGGCGTAGCCCAATCGATAAAATACGGATCAGGCATAGCTATAAAAACAAGCCCTCCATCCGCTAAACAATTCTTTACATTCTTCAAAGTTTGTATCGGGTCTTTTAAATGTTCGAGCAAATGGCTCATCCACATACAATCAATATCCTGTAATTTATTAACAATTAAAGGGTCTTCAATATCTCCCGTTATAATCCTATGATTTTTGTCCGTAGAAGCAGAATTGATATCCAGTCGTATTGTTTCCCATCCCAGCTTATCTTTTCCGAAATCCAATAAAGTATTATTGATAGCCCCTATCTCACAAAATTTCTTAATATCTTTATGTTCTGTAATTATAGGAAAATATTTTTTTACATATTCACCATAAACCTTTTTAGAATCATTGAATTGATATTTGTCAAAATAAGCCTGGTCATATATTCTTTGATCAATATTATCCCAATCGGTATAAAATATATTCCGGCAATTACAGAAAGCATAGCCCCTGTCTATGCAAGTATCCATCGACTCATTTTCTAAATCCCTGACTATACCTCTAACAAATATCGGATGTTGGTTCTGGCACAAAGGACACCGCATTAACATTTTCGCCGGAAAATCTATCCTCGATAGAGAACCTGTCCTCTTGATATGCCCTGTAAGTTTCATCAAGTCTATCCTTTACTTTTCTTTTATCAAAATATACACACAAAGGATATCCATTCTCGCTGGGACATCCTATAAATTTGTACGGACCTTTAGAACAAGGTGAACATCTTGCCGGTGACTGTAAACTGAAATCACCACTACATCCATTCGGATGATTTTTAATGCTGCTTGAAGTCATTAACTGAACAGTGGGAGTCCCCCACATATTTCCAACAACTCCTATCCCGGATTCCATCGTTAAGACACTATTAACATATCTGATAATGTGTGCCGCCTGCCTAAACGGAAACTTTCCCGCGATGTTCGTTATTCTGTCCGTTTCTTTTACTAAATCTTTACAAGTTTCGTCACCTGTTGTTATTACATGTGCATCCGGGTAATTATCAAGAACATAATCAATATATTCCTGATAATCTAAAAGAACTTTATGGATGGTCGTACCGGTAAGATTTATCATTAAAATAAATTTTTCCTCGAACTTCTTCATCCACTTTTCAACGATCCGTTTTTCTTCCGTTGTATACCAAATCTCGCCTTTATACTTACCCATCAATTCAGGGAACCCTGCCCATTTAGACGTTTGATCATAAAAATTTATTTCTCGCATAAACTTTCGAGCATCTGAATGCATGTAATATTCAGGATCGTCTTCCATCGCAATGATCGAATGCTCCAATGACCAAAATAAATTTATAAACTTATCATAATCTCTGGAGATATCATCCCAGTGTCTTTTCATCAAAGTGATTGAAGAATATACCGCCATACAATCTGACGGTTCAAAAAACATCATTTTGTCAATGAACGGATTATGAGATAAAAGCTGCGTGCCTTTATAATTGGTCTCAAACGCCACGTAATCATAACCGTTTTCTTTTAATAAACGAGGGAGATGCGAACAATGGATAATATCTCCAAAAGCCCCATACCTGGATATTAATACCTTTTTCACATCTCCCCCTTTTATTTACGTGTCACTCTGAACGTAACTCTCAACATATGTGACATGCGCTCGAACATCAGCCACGATGGCATCTGTTCCAACGAAGGTGAACATTAAATCATCACCTGCGGCCATAGTTGTTGAAGTTAAAGCTCCGTCCCGTACTCCACCAGTCACATTGGTCCCAAGAGCAATAGTCCCAATTCCTACATTTGCCCCCGTACCTGCCAACTTGGTGTTAAGAACAAGACTCTTAACCGTACTTGTTCCACCCGCTACATAATGCAATGTAACATCTGAAACAATGATCGGGAACTCTGTCCTTGTGGTACTCTGAATTAAATCAGTACCGGCAGACGTCCCAACCGTAGAACCTGTCTTATTCATTACTAACACTTTTTTTGATCCATAAGAAGGATCGGAATATGATCTTGACATTTCGTAACCCTCCTTATGCTGATGTTAAATGAATAATACGAGCTTCACCATCGGATACTTTGTCCCATGTCTTAACAAAACCTGTTAAGGCATACCAGGCAATTCCCTGATCCCGGCCAAAGTCTTTTGGAATATCAATCCGGACATTCTCAGGAATAACCATTCCTTCACGAACTGAATCTCCCCCAAAGAAAACTGCTTCCCCTTTATCTGTTCCACTACCAATAACATTAGAAAGGAAATTAGTTTCTTCAATGAACCTACAACCATAATACCTGCCAACCTCTCCCTCAAATAACGGTTGCATCGTTGTTAATTGAGCTTTTGCCTCAAAGAAATCATAAAGACCTCTAATCGAATTGGTTGACGAAATGCTAATATAATTGTTTCCGTCAAAACGTGGAAAGTTCTCTTTCTTCATCTGATCGATCACATCCCGAACGTTTTTATCTGACATATTAGCAGTTGCTGTTACAGTTGCCGTCCCATCACTTGTGAATACGGTTGTTGCCGTATCTGAAGCAACGGCCTTGATCTTTGCTGACGTATACTCTGTAGCTGCCGCGGAATCAAGGACTTTGGCCATATCATTCCTTAAAACAGTACGAATGTTTTCAGGAACACTGATCTCCGTTAAGGTCTGTGACTTCAAAGTAAACGGAATAGAATTCCCATATTCTGTTACTGTTAAAGTCCCTTGCCTGATAACGAAATTTGTCTTTGGAATTGTGGATGTTTCATTTAACGTTCCACCGGCAGTTGCGATATTGGAAATTTTGTCAAAAAAGACTTTATCTCCTCTTGATCTTCCTGCCGCCGGTTCCGCGTCAACAAACTGCCGAAACTTCATCAAAGGTTGCGCCGCGTGACGAACCCTTCTTGACAATTCATTGTTAGTGAAAAAACCACCCAAAGAGTTTATTGCAAATATTTGTCCTGCCATATTATTTCATTAAACTCCTACACCTGTTCGTTTATCTTTATAAGACTTGCGTTCAGACAATGCTTCATCCAGAAGACTTTGATTACTTTGAGGTTTTTCTTCACTCTCACCTAATGAAGGTGTTCCCTCTGCCAAAGAATTCTTTCTTTGTTCCTTTGCAAGTCTTGATTTTAAACCCTTATCCTTCGGCTCTTCGGTTTTATCCTTAGAACTCCCGGACATTTTCTGTTTTAATATCTCAACAAAAGCATCATTGACAATTCTTTTCATCCATCCGGAACCTTGATAATTTTTCATTACATCGGTATCTTTAGAAAAAGCTTCTGCTACCTGAAAAATAAGGCTTTCCTTACTCGTTATATCGAAATCAGGATCGTCATCAAACATCGGATCGTTATAGCTTCCAGGTGAAAAGTCTTTGACTACAGATTTCCATTCTTCGTTACTCTTAGCTTGAACTTCCGTGACTTTTTTCTGTTCAGCTTCATACTCAGAACGTAAATTAGTCTCCATCTTCTTAACCTTGTGATCCATAATATCCAATATGCCATCAGTATCACCTTCATCCATAAACGTTTTCATAGCTCGACGAATCTGTTCATCAGAATATTCCGGTAACTTTTCTTTTTCTTTCCCATCTGTGGGTTTAGTTAACCGTCCTTCTTCTGCTAAACGTATCCGTTCTTCGAGCCTGATAGCCCTATTTTCTGATTCAGTTGCTTTCTCCTCAGCTTCTTTCCTTCTGGCTGTAAGAGTATCAATACGCTTTTGAATATTGTCACTTAACCCATCGGTCTTTTCAGGAGTTGACGGTTTCTCCTCTGGTTCCGAAGTCTCAGGTTTTACGTCTTCTCCGGCTGGCTTTTCTTCTGTCGTCTCCGTTGTTTCCGCGGGTTCTTCAGTCGAAGGTTTACCGAAAGCCTGATCCTCAAGTCCATCCGCTACAGTCTGTGCTTTACTTACAAGAGGTTCTGGTTGTACAGCCTCTTGTTTTGGAGTTTCAGTTGTCGCGGGTGTCGTTGTTTCTTGAGGTGTTGTTTCTGTATCTGCCATCTATTTCTCCAGTGTTTTAAGGTCACAGAACCTATGCCAGATTTTCTAAGGATAAACCAGAACCTTTAAAAAGATTATTATGTCTTATTAAAAATTTCTTACAACATTGAAAACCGCAAAAAATTAATCCTTTAACCCACATTTGATTAGGAGGATTAACTTTCTTACAATATCTACATGCGACTGAAACCATAAATTATATAAAATATTTTTTACTTCCTGATTCTTTATTTCTAATTTGAACCTCTCGCCTAAACTCTCTTTCTGCCTTTGCTCCTTCGTTTCGTCTCACTTGATTGGCTACAGAATCTACTAATTTCCCGCTGCCCTCTTTAGCAAATCTCATCGCTTTAGGTAAAGATTGTTTATACGTCATGCCTTTTTCAGGGAATGTTTCCATGTTTTATAATTCACCTCTTTATTCGATTCCATTTCTTCATCAGATCTTATTGAGAATTTAAAATGTTTTTCTCTAAAAATTCTACACAAAATAGAATCAGAGAATCGTGAGTTTGTTTCATGTCCTTGTAAATATTCTAACGATCCGAAATGTTTCATTTAATTTCCTTTAATGTTATAACTACTATCAAGCATCGGATCTTTTAAATCTTCTTTTTGTTTTTCTTCCTCTTCTTTTAATCTGTCTATGGCTGATTCTGCCGAAGAAAGAAAACTGTAAATATGATTGTTAAAATCCATCAATGCTCGTCGATACCATAAAAGTCTGTCTGCCTTAATTTCTCCTATCCTTTTATCTCCCCATCCCCCAACATCCCATGTACCATCAAGATTCTTAGACCCGATTATATCTTCAATCATCTTACTTAATAAAGGTTCAATAATGTCTGTCCATCCTTTAGTATTTAATGTCTCTTCTATAATCTGCCCGTTACGGACTAACTGTCGGTCCTGGTCTTCCATTCTCTCCCCCTTGCCCTTCTCTTAATTTATTTTCAACACCTTCTAAAGCCTGATCTCCCTGTTGTAAAACCTGATTTTGTTGAGCAATCATCTGATTCAACTGTTGAGCCTGCTGCTGCAACTGTGTGATCTGTTCCTGTAAAATAACCTTAGGATCAGTTGTGAAGTTATCAGGATTAGTCACACCATCTTTTTCAAAAAACTCCTGATAAGCATTAAACACATCATCCGGTGTTGCCACTCCATCCTCTACGGCCTGCCTTGAAAGATTTAATCTTGTAACGGATTTCTGCGCTTGCAGTTGTTTGTCTGCCATCTCTTCCGATCCGTTAGGAAGAATGTTAGGAACAAAATCAAAGTCTTCACGCGTGATTTCAACATTGTTAATAAATATAGAACCTGTTAATCTCTCTTTAAATACCTGGAATACTTTTTCATATACTTTCCGTAAAGAATCAAGCCATAACATTATCTCAAGACCTGATATGAACTGGTCTCTTGATACTCCAAGCTTGATCTCTCCTAAGGTTTTACCCCCACCTTCATTCGTAGCATTCCTGAACAACTGATCCGAAACACCCAAATATTCTTCTGCATAAGCTTTGAGTAATTGATTGATTCTTTCACTGGATACATCAACATTATTGATATTATCCATCTTGCGAATTTCGTCATGACTACCTACTTCAAACTTAGAACCCGGCAAAAACCTTACATTATTTGATTTAAGACTTGAAGTACTAAGCACTGTCCACATCGGGGCATTATTTACTTCATCCCTTATCAACATATTATTCATTGATCGTTCAAGGAACTCAACGATTGATCTTATTTGTTCGGGGATACCTCTCGATGATCTATATCTTTGATCCATTATCTCATTATTATGCTTAACATAATTCCATCCTTCAGCTTCAAACGGATAAGGCTTAAAAGCAACAACCGCATCACCTGAATCTTTAGTCTCTCCTGTTTTCTTAACACTTCCGACATCCGCGAATAATGTGAACACCCACCTTTCTGCCGGTTTATCTTTACTCTTCTGCCACCAGACCATAATCTCGTGCATCTTAAACATTTCACCGGAATCTTGTCCTTCTGCGACACCTTCCAAACGATCTTTAGTCTTTTCATTCAAGGTGTCATCATCCCGCCTTAACGCGGACTTATCTTCTAAAATCTTATCGACTTTTGCTTTATCGTAAACCCCCTGCAAAGCTCTTAACCTTAAATCATGCTCACTTAAAAAGAACTCATGTGTAATACGTGCCGCCTTTTGGATTTCTGTTGTGTCTTTTGGAACATATATTTTTTCTGACGGTGGAATAATCACATCAGGCAAAGATGTGACTTCCTCTGTGGTAAATCGGATTATCTTTGTACCTTTACCGAAATCTTTAAGAACCTTTTTGATCGTTTGTTTATCTGTCTCTATCTCAGGATCAAGACCAAACCTTCTTATAATCTCAGCCTCTTTCTCCTGTCTATTCGCCTGTCTAAACTGATCAACCTGTTCTTTTGTGAAATCTCTTTCAACATCCAAAACCCTATTCACAAGATTGCTTTCAAATTTCTCGATGATCTTGAATATACAAAACCCTTTCTCAAGTGTTCCATCTGCCTGCAAAGTAAGCTTCATCTTCCAGTCCATCTTTGGTGATGTAAATAGATTGTTCATCGCCATTTCAGCCTTCTCTGCCTTCTGCTTCATGGCATCATCTACATTCTGCACACCTTCAAGAGGTTTGATGGACATATAGTTTTTACCAGAGACCGCGGCCAATACCATCTTGGCCTTTTGCTTACGTATCAGCTTGTCAACTTCAGGTAAAGGAATATCAGGAGCCCCGGGATACGGAAAGTTTGTTACTCTCTTTATCCCTTGCCGCATGTTCCTGGCTATACGCATCTTCTCAAGCCAGATAAGACTTCCGTCTATATCAAACTGTAAGACACGATTGCGGACCTCATTTAAGAAGTCCTCCATCTTTTGTGTAAAGCCACTGGTCTCTGTCTGCTCTTTTGTGGATGGTTCGCGTATTTCAGCCATTAATTAAAATCCTTCGCATAGATATTAATGCTCACCTTTACATTTTGGGTTGTCACACCAACATATTACATTGCTATAATAATCATGCATCTCTTCATTGCTTTGAAATCTATTCGTATATTGTGATAATAAATCTTGCATAAATCACCTCTCCTTAAAATTCTTAGTAATCCTCATAACCCTATCAGCCATCTTTTTCTTCTTTAACAACATTTCAAGTTTATCTTCCGTACGCTCTTCAAGCTCTTCTCTCTTACGCCGGTTCATGAAACTTACTACTATATTTCCTCTTCGTGATCCGCTAAGTACTTCTGATGCATCTGGCATTATTTCTTGCCTCCTTTTTGTTTGGCCAATTTTTGTTTATCCATAATCTCTTTTGCTATTTTCCTTCGTTTTTCTGCTGTATGACTTGGCATTTTTTATTTCCTTTCATGATTTAATACAACCCACTGGCTACCATACTTCCCCCGTGCACTTCATTCCATCCATATCCATCCTTCTGCGGTAAAGGATTCTGATCTACACGATTAAAATCAAACTTGTTTTTAGTAACCTTGCTTGTTGCCCACCATCCGTATACTACACCACAAGCCCTGTCCGGTGAACCATCCATCCTTGCCTTATAATCCTTGCTTGTCTCAGCCGCAAATCTTCCTTTTGAGCCATTAGGGCTATATTTTAACCCTGTTAATTGACCTATCAAGACCTGATCATTAGGAATAGATACCTCACCATCAGCCAATAGCTTTGCCGCATGAAACCACATCTCCGTACGGCTATTGACATATTGATCTTCATTCTCAGCATTCTTACCACTCCTGATCTCATAAAATGTTTTCGATGATTTTGATTCGGATAACCATACTCTTATTAATCCGGCAACACCTCCGCCAAAACCATCACAATCAAGAGCAATAAGATCAGAATTATTCTTAACTGACATTTCCATAATCTTTGCCGCGGAATACTCTGGCTGCTTTGCTCCGAATATAAGTTCTCCAACCACCCTATTATCAATCATATTGTAAATAACTGTCTCATCATTTCCCTGCCATGCTATATCACAGACTGTCACTCTCCGATCTAAATTAGTCGGCAACTGTTTTTCGACTGCATCGATAACCCATTTATGTTTAATAAGGATATCTCCGCCTTCTAACTGATCCCAGGAACCATTCACATAAGCTTCAACAAGTTCCGGCCGATGTTTAAAAGCATCTATTAAGGTTGGGATATAACTTTTTGGTAAGTAAGGATTATCTTTAGGCAAGGCTTGGATAAATAATTGAGACCCATCCTTGTTCGGGGATTCGATGTAATCTTGTCTTAAAAAACACGGTGCGGGATTAGCTGTCAACAATACTTTATACGATGGTTCAATATTCTCATACTTTAATCTTAACGTCCCCTTAAGCAATGCTAAATCTGTCCGGTTTATTTCTTCAGCCTGATCAATACCAACAAAAGCAAACTCAGCAGAATTAAACTTATTAATGTTATGCTCATCGTCTAAACCTCCAAAGAATATCTTAACTTTCTCGTCGATGATAATTTCTTTATGTAAATCTCTTATTCGATAAAGACTCGGATCAATGAACTTTTTCCAAGTCTCTAAGGTAGTAGTCTTAAAATCTGTCCCCCTCTTTCTTCCCAAGAACCCAACCGGCAAAGGATGCGTCATTTTTTGATTTAATCCAAATAAATTAATCAAGTACTGACATTGTAAATATGCCCAACGACAAAAAAAGACAGACTTACCGCCTCCCTTTGCCCCTCCATACAATAACTCTCTGATCTTCTTATCCTCTAAAGACTCAAGAGCCAGTGTTTGTTTCGGGCTGAACTCCCAGTTGTGTTCTCTCTGTTCGACCTGTTCCATTTGATCCGTTTGTTTTAATCACATTAATTATATTTTGCACAACACCTTCTCCAACTTCTTCTGTCATTGTTGGTATTCTTTTGCCTACCAATGCAAATGCTAATTTGGCCCTATCTCCTGGTGGCACTTTTTCGACTCCTGTCAAAACATCAACCACAATCCCTTCAGCAAGTTCTAAATATTCTTGTGCTCTCTTAAGTGTTAATGTACTACCGATTCTTCCTGATCCTTTACCGCCCATTTAATTCACCTCTATGCAAAATACATTTCAACATCTTTATCTGTAATATTTAAAGCTTGTTTATCTGCTCCGCCATATCCTACCATTCGCGTTCTTATTTTTTTACTTTGATTTTTTCCACAATCCATGCATATCCATGCTTCCGGTAGTCCATAATTTCCCTCATGATTTATTTGTACAATGTAATTATCCTTACTTGCATGAGGCTCAGACCATCCATAAACACAAACATCGCAAAGCTTATCCGTACTCCGCTGACTTAATGTTGTTCTTGCCATTTATTTTACCTTTTTTTAAAGAAAACCCTGCGTATCATGCCATGCCATATCAGTTTTTACTTTATTTTTCATAAGGAATGTGTATAAATCTTTCTCAAGCTGTCTGTACGTGCTCTCATCTATTGGTTGTAGGCTCATTTGGAAGAAGATCATCGGTATTGGATGTTGAGGCATTGGTATTTTGTATTTTTGCCTGAACTCTGCGCTGTATTTCTCTGAAGGTTAATAGCATGTCTTATCCTTTAGTTGTTCTTGCCACCTGAAATTCTCTTTTATTTTGAAAAAAATACTGTTAATAAAATAACTATTGTCATCAAAATAGCGCCTAATGCTAATTCAATTCTTGGCTCTGATCCGGTATTTGACCCGCCTTTACATCTTGGCATTTATTCAACTCCTAAAGTTTTATTTTGCACTCCGTACCTGTCTATATGGCCACAATAAATATTCGGATCGTGCGATCTTACGACATTATGATGATATGGCGGACAGTAAGATGTTCTTAATCCCGGCCCTCTTGTTATTACACTGTTAGCCATAGGGATTTCATCGGAATAGATTCTTTTCTTTTGCCAGTTTACAACTTCACAGGGATAACGCCCTGGACTTAACTTCAGAATTCTTAAACAATAATTTAAACCGTTATTTAAATTTGTAGCAGCATCCCAATAACTTTTGTCTATCACAGTTCCAACTTTTTTCATTGTTTATTATTTTTAATCATCAATATTATTCCATTCCGGTTTATGTCCTTTTTTTGTTTCATTGTCTCCAACTCGTAAGATTTCTTCTAAAGCCGCAATCGTTTGTACAATATTTAATCTACTTAAATGAATCACATGTCCTTGAATACTTATCACAGGACTTAAGGTAGGTACTCCTTCTGTCCATAAACTAACGATTAAATCTTTTTTAATATTTATAACCGGCATGATTTAGGTGAGAATACAAAATCCCCTTGACAAGTTTATTTTGGATAAACTGGCATCAAAGGTATCTTTATTATACATGATCCGGGGCTATATGTCAAGAAAAAAGGCCACAACATTGAAATCATGGCCCTTTCGGTGATGTATCCCAGGTTATGCTCCCGTCCGCTAAAAACTATAGCGCGCCTCTTGAATGCCTTGTGGTTAAGCTCATAGCCTCATTGAGGGAAGCACTTAACCCACTCAATCAGGTCTTACCGCTGATTAAAAAATGCGAAACGCGTAAAGTATCTTTGTTAAACCATAAAAACCCCTATCTGTCAAGACAATTCACCATTCCTCGACGACAAAAAATAATTTAAACAAAACCCTTGACAAACTCCCCAGCCATGCTAAACTATGGTTATGAGATATAAGACACACAACCAAAAGGAGGCAGAGATGAACAGGAAGCCAACAGATGCAGAGATCACAGCAGCTTTAAAAGCAATCGAAGACAGCTATAAACAAAGAGGATGGATCAACGCTTTTACGGGTAAAACCGTCGGGACAACCAGCACCAACTAAGGGGGATGAGATGAACACAACCATTAAAATATCATATTTAGACAAGAGTGATTTCGGAGACATTGGAATTTCTAACGATAATTGGAATTGTAATCTTACAAACAATCAAAGAGAATCTTTGAAAGATTTTATCCAAGATATAATATTAAAAAACATTAAAGAAAGATAAAGGAGGAACAAAAATGAACAAACAAAAATCAACGCCGGGCCCATGGAAAGTATATAGTCCGAATAAATTTGGGAATAAAGAGTATTGTATCGCTGGAACTGATCCAAAAGACCACGAAGTGATGGTATGCAAACTGGTATACGAAGGGTTTGAACAAGAAGCTAATGCTGAATTGATAGCCGCGGCTCCTGAAACTGCCGCTGAACGGGACAAACTAAAAGAGATCAATAAAGAGTTTTTGGAGGCGTGTAAATTCGCGTTAGCTGAAAAAATAACACACGAAAACCCTGATCCAATAGATTTCAAAATTACAAATATGCTAAAACAAGCAATCAAAAAAGCCGAGGAGGTTTAGCATGGAAGGAATTGAAAAAACGTTTGACTTGTCCATGACAGTGCTCGAGGAAGCACACAGAATGGCGCGAAAATTAAAAAGTCTCAAAGAACATAGCCGATTGTATAAAATTGATCCGGAGCCACTTAACACATTGTTAGAGTCTATTATACTTTTTGAAAAATCAGTTAAGAAAATCCTTGAAGAAATCTAAGATAACAGTAAAAACGCATCTCAACTTACTTTAAAAATACCCGTTAATCAACAGGAACCTATCTTTTAAGACACGATCTACAAATAAAGGAGACATTATGCCTACTGAAACAAAGAAGTGCTCAAAATGCCGGAAAATACGAAGTTTATCCGTATTTGGAAGATCCTCAACTCAAAAAGACGGGAGAAGCTGTTATTGTTTGACATGTAGCCGGTTCATGGCCATGGAAAGGGCGGATAAGCTTAAAAAAACCTATCCATCTTTGCATTGCCTGCGATGTTTGCATAATTGGGAATCAAGGTTTGCGACCAACATAGCGGCGGATATAAAAACACCTTTAAAGCCGAGAACCTGCCCTAGTTGCAAAAGCCCTTACTGGGATGTTCCGAAAAGGATATTGAAGGGTTAATTGCCACCACCATTTCGCCCAAGTGAACGAAATGGTCTAGTTAGTTACCAAGGCTTGGCAGGATTCGAACCTGCGAGTGCACTTGGAATTCCAAACAGATAGGCGGGATCGAACCGCATAGCCATTGCTATCTATCTCCACTACAAGCCTTGATAACGGTTATTTCTTTGCTTTTTCGTCGGCCTCTAACTTCTCCGCTTCTGCGATCAAATCAGATTCTTTGCCCTTAATCAATAATCTGGTCAAAGGATCATCATCAATTTCAGTCCCAAACCATTTGTCAACTAATACGGCCTCTTTTGTTACTGGAAACATTTCAATGATTATTTTGTTCATTTTGTTCATTTTGTACCTCCATTTCTCTTTTAATTGTTTAAAAGTTTTACTATTATGGTTCCAACGGTTCCATCCCCAGTTTCTATGGTTAGATTCTGTTGTTATTAAACAAAGACTCATACCTTCTAACCACATTCTTTCAGGCCACACTTCTCCGGGCAATATTTTTCCATAATTCTTCCCATGTCCAAAACTTAAGAATCCATTTGAAAAAATTATCTTTTGCCCTTCCTGCATTTCTTGCGGGTTATCGACCCGATATTCTTCTCTATATTTTTCTTTGTATGAAATATCTGATCTCATAACCCACCCCCATTTTTTCGCTAATCATATCAGCGTAAGGCTTTAAGGATTCAACTCTCTCTACATCAGCACCTATCATAGGCATCATATTTCCGTCGGGTGTTTGAAATCCCATAATACCTTCATGACCATTTTCATCTTTAGATACAAAAGCATACAATTCAGTTATTCTTAAGAATTTTCCGTTAGATAGTTTCATTTTCTATTTTTCCTGAGCCAGTATCGCACGTTTCCTTCCCAATTTTCGCATTGATAACCTTGAGGTGGGCAATAACGCTGGCTAAGGTAAGACAAATAATTTGTACTTCCTCGTGAATATTTATCTCCGGTTTGTACCCATTTGCTTTTAAATCTCTCTCGATTGTTTCTAACGGTATTAGTTCAGATTCTTTTTCAACTTGCTTTGTCATGACACAACTCCTTTATTTTCTCCCCGCTATATCCCGGGATTTCAATTCCCGGTAATTCCGCGCCAAACGCTGAACCAAAAAAGCACAGTAAAAATACAATGACTGTAACAATCAATACAAAGTCCAGCGGGAAACGCCATTCTTTTTCATTCATTCCGGGTTATCCTTTCAAAAATTCCTGACAAACGGCATACATAGCTTGCTTCTTTTCTTCCATAACTCTCATAAGCCTTTCCGGTTCAGGAGATGAGCCGCGGGAAGATATAAGCATCTCTGTACATTTATGCGTGGCTTCCTCTGCCTCTTTATATTCCATGACTGCTTGGTGTAGATTCATTTTTTATCTCCTATGATGTTTTCTTTACAAATAGATGCAGCTAACTTTGAAGGGTCTTTCAATATCCATTCACCTTTTTTTGTTTTTTCACACAAAACAGGTTCCATTTCTTGGAACAATATTTTTTGGACCTTTTCCTTGTCCACTTCAAAACTCTTTAGAAACTCTATGAACTGTTCTAACCGTTCGTCAAATCCTTCCAATTTACATTTAAGCCCAAATGTATGAGAATCCCACCCTTGAGAACCACTTGTGAAATGTATTTTTTCATATTCCTCAAGAAATTTCTTAGGAAACCGCGGATGGTCTTTTAATTGGTCGTATAGATTCATAACAACTCCTGCTCTGCCAGCCTATAAATATCTTTCCATTCCAATTCTCCGATACTTTTGCCGTTTTCGTCTTTAAATATTAATGAATTTTTATAAACGTAAATACAACAACCGTTTAATACAATAATATATGGTATATCTTTCGTTAATTTCATTTCAACTCCAATCCTTTAAAAGGTCTCTCTGTTGGTCTATTTATTATTTTATCGTAAATACATGCAAAATCATATCTTCTGTTATTTATAGCAAGAAGTTTTTGTTTGTCTTTAATGTATTTAGACATAAATTTTAAGCTATGCCATCGATTATGATTGTAAATACATATCGCCCATTTTCCATCAACAAAAGCTTTGATATGGTCTCTCGCCCAAAACTTGCTATAATCACCGCCAGGGGTTTTTGACATTATTCTGAAACTAACTAAATCAGATGGCGGGATAGGCAGTTTTTTAGGCACATACTCATCTATAAACTCAAACATCCACTCTGCCGTTAAACGATCAGAATCCGGGGAGGATAGGATTTCCTTCATCCTCCGGCCTTCTTTGGTGCGGGGGCTGCTTCCCTGTCCCCCCATCAACTCTTTTATTTGCTCCACTTCTTTCTCCTTCGTTCTTTTGGTTTTCTTTGCGTTTCCAATTGTTAATCGTAGATTTCCAGCTTGCCATTTTTTGACCGCTCTTATGCTTCCAATCTCTTGCCTTGTAATAATCTATAAAATAACCTGGATCAATCGACCAAGAACCAATTTCAGTAAGATATTTGTTAACTTCATCAAAAGTTGGAACGACAAATTTTTTACTATCTTTTAATACAGTAACAGTATTTACCTTTTTACTATCATTTGATAAGTCTTTATTACTATCTTTGTTATTGATACTACCTTTACCTTTATGATGAGTGTTACCTTTACCTTTTTTTTTATCCTTGTCCTTATCCTTGTCTATGTCCTTGTCCTTAAGACCATCGATGACCTCAAGTTGAGGTCTAATTGAGGTCAAGTTGACCTCATTATTAACTAAAAGTTTATAAACTGAATTGTGCATACGGTTTGCAAGATTTAAAGACACTCCGCACTGGAATGGAATGAACCCGGTTAGGAGCCATCTACCATTTTTTAGAACTTCAATTCTTTTTTTGTCTTTATTGATTAAATTCAAAAATTTATTCAAATCAACGTTACAATTAAAAAGTTTTTTGAACTTGCCTATATTTGGTCTCCATATCCCAGCGTGGTCACAAGCATCTTTTAAAAAAATCCAAAATAATTGATCATCTTTTTCCATTTCAATGAACCAATCTTCATCCCAAAGTTCTGTATCTGTAAAACGCTTTACCATTACTCAATTCTAATCCTTAATCTCGGCCTTTATTCGTTTGGATAATTCTTTTGCGATATTTAAACATTGGATATACTTATTTGATGATCTATCAATCTTTAATTCAACTTGTTGCATAGCCATAATAATATCAGCCATTATATTTTCATCCGCCAGCTTGGTGAGGATGTGGTTGTGGTACACAAAACCTTGTCTTAATCCATTATTCCAAGCAGCGTCCATAGATTGATCTTCAGAACAATCTGTATCTTTAATTTTTATAACTTTAGGTCTTTCCATCTTCACTCCTTAACTTCAACGAGTTTATAAACTACTGATTTATCGCATCCACAAACAGTTTTTTTTGCTAATTTTCTAGCTTGAAATAAAGTAAGAAGGTTTATATACTCTAATTTTTCAAAGCCATAAACACATTGTCCTTCTCCTTCATACCCAACGACGTAATTATGTTTTCTCATATTCACTCCTGACTTTTATAGGTGGATAGGTTATCAGATATTCATCTAAACTCATTACTCTATCGGACCATAAAACTTGAGGAGAACAGTAGATATGTTCAAATATTTCTTTTATTTTCTCCTCATCCATAGCATACATCGGCAGCAGGAGTTTGAGAAAGTCGGGGTTATCTTTAAGATCGTTCATAATAAATCTGACAATCTCTTCACGTATATATACATGCTCCATACAAAAGTCTAATTTTAAATTAATCCATTTTCTCAATTCATCTTTCATTGTGTGTTCCTTTTAATCGATTTAAAGCCATCTCAAAATCTTTAACAGTTTCGGTGTAAGAGTCAATATCTTTCTGTCTGTTTTTAATTAATATTTGATATTTTTTTATTCCCTCTTCAAGCAAATCATAAGCATTCATCCCCTCCCCCTTTCATTGTGTGTTACCATATAAAATTGCAACATTGGCATAAATACTTATTTGATAACGGCAGCCCGAATTCGGAATGCTCTGTTATATTATTTGATTTACATCTTGGACAAATCATAAGTGTTGCTTTAAAATTCCTTGTAGTCATTCATCCTTTATCATTAAGATTTTATAATGCGGAACGGTTAAGGTGAGAATGATTCCATACAGCTTGATGTAAAAATATATTTCTTGTCGTCGTCGTCTTGTCATTTATTCCACACAGTTTTGACAATTCTCATACTCTCCCGGGATCTCTGTCTCTTCCAATTCTTTCAAGCACAGATCACAATAAGCCACTCTTTGTATCTCATTGATCCTCAAAGGAGAATTTCGGTTTATGGTTAGTTGGTTTTTGTAAAAGTTAGTGTTCATTATGCATTAGCCGCAATTCTCAAATTTCTTTCTATAAATTCTTCAGCTTTGTCATAAACTTCTTGAGGATTATTTATTGATCCCCGGAATCTTTTAATACACTTGCCACGTTTTAAATCTAGACCACTTTTTGTCGGCAGCCATTGGAACACTCCAACACTAAATGTTTCATTCCAAGTTTTTTCCTTCTGTCCCGGCGCACAGTTTCCGTCATAATCCCACTCGCCCTTTTTAGGATTCTTAAGTCTTAATGCCATATCTCACTCCTTACTTAATTAATATTCTTGTGGAGGCTTCTCATTGCGTCTAATTCGTTTTGTAGTTTATGAAACTTTGCTCCGCACTTCCCCGCTTTTTCCCTTTGAACTCTTATTAAATTTAAATGAATTTCATAATTTTTACTCGCCAAAGCATTGGTCTCCTGAAAAGCATTTGTTCCCTTAAAAGTATTTTTTATATTGGCTAATAAATGACCTTTAATATCTTCGTTATATTTCATAGCAAACTTAGCTTCTGTATAAGCAATCTCTGCCGCCTCAATCTCTGCCGGTAAATCTGCAAGCCTTTGTCTTATTTGTCCGATTTCCATTCTTCACCGTCCCATGATTTTTGCCAAAGTTCTTTCATCACAAAAGCTTCCCAGAGTTGTTCCATTGAATAATTTTGAGCTTTATGGCTTTTAAGAGTTTTCTCTTCTACAATCCAATTTCTAAAGATATGAATATAATAAATATGAGAATGATTTCTGTTATCAAACACCATATCCTGCATCTGGCATTGGTGGGGGAGCCATATTTTATTCCCTATTTCTGTATTCATTTCAGTTATAAAGCCGCAAGCATCACTTATCATCAAATAATCTTTTCCCTTCCATGCTAAATCTCCAACGCGTGGTATCCACTTATTCTGTATCTCCTCAGCCTTAAGACACATTTTGATATTTTCTGGCGTTGTATCCATTAATACTCCTCCTCTTGCTTAGGCTGGCTCTTATCTTTTTGCTCGAAAACATGCAGCCATAACTGTGGAAACATATCCAATTTAATAGTCATTTTTCCTTTATCGTTTATAAATAAAGCCCCGACTTTTGGCCAAGATGGCTTGCTTTCTGACCCGTCTTTTTTCTTGTAAACTCCGGTAGTACATATATTCATTACTTTACCCATTTTTATTTCTCCTTAAATAATTGAATTAATCCAACAATAAATAATGCAAAAGAATTAAATGTTAATAAAATAAGTTGCCATATTGGTATTTCAATCATCTTATCCCTCCAATTTCTTAACGGTTTCTTTGAGTTCTTGACAAAATATTTCCAGTTGTTTTTTAAGGGATTTTAGAAAAGTCTCGTCTCTTTGAACCCTGACAGTCAAGGGGTTCATGCCCGGAAAATAAGAAAAGAAGTCGCACCAATCCCGGCCCGTGACAAGAAGCTGCCCTTGTACTTGTTGAAAATAATTCGTTGGTAATTTATTTATTAACAGGTATTCCACATGTGTGGATAACATTGGACACTTAATCTCAAGCAATCCATCTTCCCCAACCATCCCATCCGGTGAAGCTCCATATCCATCTGCAAGGCAAAACCCGACTTCTTCAACCTCAACATCATTTATAAAGGCATACACATTTCTTGCCTCTGGTTCTTTCTCGGTTCCGCGGGACATTGCATTGCTCTTGTAGGATTCTTCTGGAATGCCTGTTATTTGCTCACCAGCTAGCCTGTAGAGATACTTTAAGCGTTGCTTGGATGGTTCGCCCTTGGTTGTGATGATCTCGTTAAAATGAGAAGAGGAGGGGATTCCGCATCTAGCCGCTATCCATTCAGGGCTTCCTTGTTCGCAATCAATTATTGTCATTTCTTAACCGCATTTTTTATAGTTGAAATAGCAGTCTGATAATCTTTTTTACGTAGGTCTGCCAAACTTTCCAACTTAAGATGTTCGGCAAAAGATTCTTCTGTCCTCCCCTTCTCTTTAATCAAAGCGCTCATCTTGTTTAATTGTTCAGTGCTTATTAATTCATCGGTTGCAGCTTGGCCATCGTCATCTAAATTAGCTTCTGTTGAAGCAAGCCCACAAATAGATTCAAACGTTATTCCTTTTAGATAAGTAATAGTTGATTTTATTTGCTGAATTGTATTCTTTGAACCAGATGTATCAGCGGGGCCAGAAACACACGCAGATTCTGAATATCCTTGTTGATGTGTAATAAAACAAGTAACTTTTATTATTCCATTTTGTTCAATATTCCATCGAGACGACAGGTCTTGTTTACTTAATTCCGGATTGGTTGTATTGACAAGGTTCTCAATACTCGTATATCTTGAACCATATTGTTTGTTAAATTTATCTTTGGTAATAACTGGAGGATTGGCCTTAAATTGTGACATGGCTTTATAGTAAGACTTCTTTGCTTCATTAGCCTCCCATCGCTCTTTAACAACAAGCAGCCTTTCCAGCTCCTCGATACTTACATCTTTTTTTATTGCATAATTTATCGTATCGGACATCAACGAAGATTGATTAGATTTTTCTGGTACAATCTCTGTATCTTGGCTCATTATTTCTGCTCCTTTTGTATTTCCTCAAGTAAAGAGTCGAGTTCTTTTAGTTTTTCTTCGATAGTTTTGATTGCTGCGATAGCATCAGCAAGATTTTTTATCTCCTCTTCATTAGTAATTACATGTCTCTCAGGAAATAAAGTAAGCAAAGTTTTCGGCAAAACTAACGCCCCTTTAATATCCGCGATCAATTCTCTTTCTATCATTGTTTCTCTCCTTTTTTGGTTATCATTGAGAACAACTATTACAGTCACGTGTTAATAGAAACTTTTTAATGAGGTTCTGTACCATCCTCGGTATAGCTTTTTGGGCCGCACTGTAACTCACTATACATAGTGGTAAATTCCACGATGTCATTCTTAATCATAGCTAACTGAAAAAATATGCTCACTAAGATAATAATTATCCAATCTTTTTGATTTAACGATCTCACTTTAACTCCATTTTTAAGTTATCAAGGCTTGACAGGATTTTCACCTGCAGGGGGATATAATCTCTTTACACCGATATTAGATAAAGCACCTTTGAGATTACTGTTCTTTATACTGAATATCCTAGATTTATGTCTAGCCACAAACCTTGATAACGGTTATTTACTTAAAACCATACTTTTTATTGAGCGGATATCTCCACGATGAATTATTTCATCATTTTTCATTACAAAATGAGTATTATGCATGGCAATATCACGCAATGTTTCATCTTGTTTTTCTATAACATGCACATGAAAATATTTGTCTTCTAGTATTTGTAATAATTCTTTATCTATCATAATTATTTCCTTTTCGTCTCAACATCCTCTGATAACTGTTATTTAAAGGGACTGGCATGGATTTGACGAGTTTGTGACCAGCTTACTTGCTACCTAAGCAGCTTATAACGCAGAGGCTTCGGTTCATACTCGTATAGTTAACCTTAATTCTCTTAGTTTTAACCAGCCCCCGTATTATCTGTAACTAAACATTCTTTATTTAAATGTTCGCAAAACTTAACAATTCCGCATATTCTACAGTTATTCCAATTCATTTAATCTCGGCCTTTATTTTTTTGGATAACCGATGCTCAATTTCCACAAATAAATCATGATTCTTTTCAAACCCTTCAGGAATATCTCTGATGCAATCATCTATTATTTTTTTTATTGTTATCTTATTAGCTAACTTCGTGAGGATGTGGTTCATGTATTTAAACCCTAATTCTAGTCCTTGATTAAAATCTATATCACATTCATATTTCCATAAATGTTCCAGTCCTTTAGGAATGTCTCTTTTCTCAGGTCTTTTCATTATTTATCCTTTAATTTATCCCCATAAGTCACTGCCACTGCTAATGCTGACCATATATGGAATTTAACTCCCTTTAGTTTTCCTCTTTTTGCTTCTGCCAGGCTTTTATATCCGAACCTTTTGACAAGGGCTTGTGTTATAAGAGAATCTGAACTCTTGCCCCCTGTGCGCGTTGTTCCTAAAAGATGAACCAATACCTCTCTGCGGTACATTAAAACCGTCTCATCACCCCATGCTTGCTCGAACCTTCCAACCCATTTAGCAGTGTGAAATGTTTCATCCCCTACTACTTTTCCTTGACACTGAATAAATTCTATTACGCAATGTTCTTCTGCATTTTTTCTGTCTATAAGAAAAAATTCTATAATTGAATTATTAAATATTATTCCCATTTCTCTAATTTCTTCTTTCTTTTCATCCCACACAACATAAGCACTCGCGTATGTTCCGGGGTCTATTGCTAGGATCATTTAAAAATCTCCATACCCAAAATAATCCCTACGATAAAAGCTCCAATCATAAATGCTATAATAGGTATAATAATCATTAAAAAAATTATAAAAATAAGCTCCATAAAATCTTTCCAAAAAATCTTCGTCTTAATCTTCATTTAGAATCCTTTTCTTTTTTCAACCCTTAACCATATCTGTCTAAATATTTTTCAATAATATTCTTTAACCACTGCTCATATACCGCGGCTTCTTTCTCTGTTATACTATGGAAATTATATCTATCATGGCATGTACGGCATAAAGGTTGAAGATTCATAGGGCTTTGTAGGAACAGCGGGAATTTGTTTTGATTGATCTTTATATTAGGAAGTTTGTGATGGCAATCATGCGCTTTCTCTAAACAGTTTTGACAGCTTCCATTAAAAGCTTCTGACATTTGCTTTCTTATTTCTTGGGAAAAAGTTTTCATTTAATAGCCTCGGGATGGTTTTCTAAAACCCAGATGAGAATTTGGCCTGCTGCTTCGGTGGGGGATTCATCTCGAAATATTTTTAACATTAGTTTAGACTCAAGATTATAAAAACAAGCCTCAAAAAATTCATCTTTTATCAAATAAAAATTATAGTTAATTCTAAAGCCTAAACTGATATTACTCTGTAAATCTCCCGGCAACACCTCAAGGATTTCTTCGAGGGTTGGACGAGGAATCTTTGTCTCATAAATATAAGAGTTCTTATAATTAAAACAATCTTTAAACAATCCCGGTCTTAACTCATCGATTCGTTTACTTAAGTCTAAGGATAGGGTTTTCATTTAATCTCGGCCTTTATTCGTTTGGATAAAGCTTCAGTTATTTTACATATTGATGATTGATATGCTTTAATCTGAGCATGTGAATAATTCTTGTCAAATTTATATTCAAATGCTTCTTTAATTGAATTAACATCATCCGCTAACATCGTGAGGATGTGGGCCATGTATGGAACAAATAAATTGTGACATTCGTTAAATCCAATATCTCGACATATACGTTCATGTGCATGGAATTTTTCTATTGTATAAATAGGTTGCAACTTTTCAACATCTCTCTTTTCAGGTCTTTTCATCTTCACTCCTGACTTTTATGGCGTTGCATTCCTTAAACATTGTGTCAAGATTAATTGCAGATGTTCCATTCATTAATTGGCTGCTCATTGCATGAATTACTGACTTTTCATCTATCTCATACATCGGCAGAAGCAGCTTTAGGAACTCGGGGGAGAGGATAAGGTCTATTTCAATCAAAAAGGCTTGTTTTTCGCAAGGCTCTAAATCTTTCCAATCAGAATCAAAAGGCTTTCCTTGTTTCTCATAAAATAATTTAGCCGCCTTCTCTCTCAATTCATTTTTCATTGTGTGTTCCTTTATAAAATTTATATTCTTCTGGGTTTTCTTCTTGAATTTCCAAAAATCTTCTTTCTACTCTAAGAATTTCTTTTTTATCAGTAATAATTATTTTTTGAAACATATCTATTTTTTCTTTTAACGTGTTGTAGTGTTTACGTAACACCATTAAAAGATTTATTACGTCATTGTTCATTTCTCCCCCTTCAATAACTTGCGGATTGCTTTCTCTGTTCTTGCCGGGTGCATTCTAATAAGATAGTGCTCCCTGAGAAGAGCACGAATTGGAGCCTTATCAATGGCTTTGTGGTATTCGTCTCTACAATCATTCCACCCTGCATTATATCTTAGATCAATAACTGTAGTATGTAATGGCTCTGTACCAATCTTGATGTGTTCATACCTTCTTTTCTTCTTAGGTATTGTCATTTCTTCACCCTTGTATTCCATGCTTTGATTGCATTTTCTTCTTGTTTATTACTGATATTCCTTAAGCTAATTCTAGGCACCACTAAACACTTTTTATTGTTGCAACCTACCGCAATTTTAGTTCCTACTGGGCAGAAAAATCCTGAATACTTATTTAATTTCAAAATAATCTTTCCATTTCTTCCACAAAACGGGCACGGATCTAGCTTAGTTTTCATTTCTTCTTTCCTTTATTAACCACACCAACGTTCAAAATCTATTGATTGAGTTTCAAGAATCTTTAGCGCCATCTGCGGTGTTAAGTTTCCCCCCTTACATACAAACTTAATCGCTTCTAGGTAAAGCTTGTCTTCTAGCACATGTGCCGACTCGGGATCACCCTTCATTAATTCTATATCTTGGACTGCTTCTTTTATATCTTTGAAGGTCATCTTTTGGCTTTTCCTTTTCATGCTTTGTCCTTTCCTTTATTAGTGCAGGTGTATTGTTACTTCTTGGATTGGAGCGGTAATTACCATATGTGGATAAATTTTATTCATTAAAATAAGATAATTCCCATGCCCATTATTTGTCGTACATCCAATAACAAAATAATAGTCTTCTCCATAAGATGCTTTCTTTCCATATATATATTCAGCTATTTTCATATTTCATTTCTTCTTTTCCTTATTAGGCCACGGGCTCTTTGACCACCGGGCTACCAACATTTCAACAACATCTTTCATCATTAGACCTTTGAATAGTAGTTTTACTCTAAAATCTCTGTAAATTTTAGGATTAATATCTGCCTGAATTCGACTGATTGATTTTCCTTTATAATTATTTATTTTGTCTTTTCTTTTATGATCAAAATTACTTATAAAATTTGAACCATCAGGATTGACAATTTCAAAATTAATATTTGGAAACTTCTTTAAGAATAAAGAAATTTTATATTTATTTATATGATATGCTTGCCGTGTCCCGACTACCTCTATATATTTACCCATATCAGGAAGATAAAAATCAGGACGATAAGTCGTCCCTTTCAATACAAATGTTTTGCTCGGATATTCCCATTTGATATTTTTACTATCAAGATAATTAGCGTAAATCTTTTCATTCGGGTACATTTTCATGCTTTCTTTTTTGATGGAATATCCACCCATCTTAAAATAAGTCTTGTGACTAATTTTCTTACGGTCATACATTCAAGACTAAGCTTAACCTTCATGCTCCTATGTAAATCTTTAGGAATATCTGCTATAACTCTCTTCATTTTTTGATTTTCAGTCAATCTTTTCATTTTTTTCCTCACCTTCCTTTCTGATTTAGTACAATTATACAACAGTAAAAAAGTAAAATCAAACATTATTTGAAAATAATCTGTTTTTCATTTGACACTCATTTTTTCTATGTTACAATGCGTCACCTCCATCCATAAAAAAGGGGGTATACTTTTACGTATCCCCCTAACCCTTTGTCGCCAGTTGTGATTTAAATCAGTCTGTAGATGTTATTTGTCATCCTTGATTGGCATATACGCGAGTTCAATAACTGCACGAATTATATTTGTAGTAGCCGGGATATTGTGCTTATCCGCATATTCTTTAATCTTTTTTATTGCTTCATTTCTCTTTTCATCACTATTTAAATTTACTTTCTTCTTAAGATTCCTAACAAGGATAGTCGCATATCCTTCAATTTGACCGATGATCTCTTCTTTAGCTTCTGTTAAAGCTCGCTTCAAGAAGATTCGTGCTTTTTTTACAAAGTAATTGAAAAGTGATTTAACCCAGGAACGGAAAGACATTGATACCTCCTTTTAATTTTAGGGCTGGCAGAAATTGTTCTTTCATCTTTTTTAAGGTGTATACCCCCGATTACTCCGGCCTTATGTATCTGCCCAGGCCATCCTAGCCCCATATAGTTTTTCTTAAATTCTTATATATTGTACATAGTTTTTAATGAAATTCTATATATAGGGCCGGCATAAGATTTCTATGGGGGGCTCGAGCCTATTATAATTAAGAAAACCATAGAGCTTTCGCATGTCTTATGCTAGATTCGGGAGACACTTAGAGAGCGCCTCTTGCCTCTATTTTACAGCCCCATATTAGGTTAAAAGTGGCAATATTAAAGACCTTTGCTCTTATAATCGGGACGGTCATGCGAGTACTTTTAACCCCATATTATCCTGTTGAGGGTTTAACGAGATGCGAACCTACGGGACGCAGCAATTACGCTTATACTCGTATATCACCCTGCAGCAGGTTTTTTAAAATTCATAACCAGACTTTGCTAATTCTTTTTCTAAGTTTTCACCTAATTTTTCAGTAACCATTTCAGATATCAATTTTTTTATTTTTATTTTATATAATTCATCCACATCAATCATTTGACTATTTTCAAAACTTATTTCGTTAGGAAGGTTTGGATTGATACGAAATGTAACGTCTATTTGTATTCCTTCAATTTTCATTAGACTTTAACTTATTGATCTTCTGCCCGAAATAAAATCCCATCAGAACACTCACCACAGCTGATTATTCAGCCGGTGGTTTATGCCCACTTAATATTAATATTAAATATGTAAGATAAAACATCATAGCAAAAACTGTTCTGGGTTTCAACCAATCTTTTAACATTTTTCAGTTTATCCTTTTTTACTTGTAATGATTTTATTGTGTGATATGCTTTTAGGGGATGTGGCGGAAGATAGACGCTACTCGATCACATGTTGGGGATGTCCGGTGACGGAGGGTTCGGCCCCCTTGTAGGTATCGAATCCTACCATCTAAAAGAAAAGGGGCCGGAGAAATCTGGCCCTTTTTTTATTCTTCTGCTGGATCGTATCCATAGTCTGTTAGCAGTCCTTCGTTTTTTTACTTTGCATGAATGATCTTTGATATTTCTTTAATATCTTCTTTGATCTCTTTTATATCGTCCTCGATGTGCATAAGGCGTGCGATCTTCAAACCATTCTCGGCCGCTTTCCTACCTGCATTATCAGAAGTATTCCAAACTACATGAATAAAAAAACTAAATCCAATAATAAAAGAACCTACGACAATTCCAGAAAATATTTTACCGCCTACATCATTTCTTCTTTCTTCCGGTATACTCATTTCCCTCGCCTTGTCCCCCTGCGTGTCCCTCTACGTGTTCCTTTGACTATTCCTCTATATATCTTATTCATGACTCCCCCTTTTCTGTTATTACTCGATCATATAAATCGCTACGGTACTTCTCAAAATCAATTTGAAATTGTTCTAAATCCCCAACAGACCATTCAATTACTTTCATTCGACCGTTAATATTACCCCATGAAACTATGGTAAAGGTGAAAGATGCTAGGGCAAAGAAAAAAGAAACTGATAAAATAAAAGTATTCATATCAAATGATGTTGTCTGTTTTTCTTGTCCCATTTTTAAGAAATAAAATCATTGTCGATTAATACTATTTCAAAATCTGATTCAACAATCGTATTTGATAAGCTTGCAACAGAACTCATCCATAGATCTGTTTTTTCAGGAAAACCACTTGAACCTATAGGTGTATCAGGGTTGAAAAATGATGCCCCTGATATCCCATCTAATCTAAATATAAGCCTTCTTGATGAGAAGGGCGCTGTAATAACATCAGCATTTTGTCTTTGCCAAAAATAAAAAGTTGCTGCTTTAACTGCATCTACATTAACAAAGGAGGAATGAAGAAAACCTGATTTTCCTGCGGGGATTGTAAATAATGATTGCTCTGATTGCCCGACTCCGATCGATGCAACTGTATTCACTTCGATAGTTGATTGGATATCTCCTGCACTTTCAAATCGTATTGTTATCGTTCCTAAATTACTTCCGTCGATTGTTGTCGTATATGTTCCAGCATCTTTGACAAAAACTCTCTGAACTCGAATGAAATTTTTAATTGTGGTAGTTGTTACTAAAATACCGTTCATTACAATATCTTCCGATATTTCTTTAAAATCCGCATCAAGTCCTTCTACAGTAATGACTCTTGCACCTGTCCCTGCTGCTGTATCATCGGCGCTTGAAGATATTGCTTCTAATGGAGCAGCCACTGTCGCCCATTTAAAGAATCCACCTGTTGACCAGATATCCTGCAATGTTGTACCTGCATTTAAATTACTACCAAATTTATGTGCAATAGAATATCCCGGCACTAATCCAGCCTGAACGTTTGTCCAGAAATCAGAATTAAGAGTTCTTAACTCCGCGTTTTTGGTTACCTGAGCCATGATACCTTCATGATCCTGGCCCGCTATATTACCACCTACGATTCTTGTTGGGTCTGCCATGATTTATCCTTTTATACTTTTATCCTTTTTTGCTTGACTTGATAAAATACTTTGCTATATTTAAAGAAACTAAAAAGTTCAACCGTTCAAAGAAAGGAATTAAATTATGCTTTCCATTGTCTCTCTAGTATTAATATCTATTTTAGGAATTGCAATTTGTTCATTTGGTACATATTATTTTATAGAATTATTTAATCATCATGTTCTAGCCTATTTGATAGTATTCTGCGCTGGTGTGTTTGCTTTAATAAGTGCTTTTAAAAATAAATAAAGGATATTAAAAAATGGATTTATTAATTATTATAATAAGTATAATTGCCGTAGGAATCGGTCTTTACATATTTTTCCCTTGGAAATATAAAGACTAGCTATTCACTACCTCCGCCTCCAAAAGAACGAGCACCAGCTCTTAGTCCAGCAATTCCACCACCAGTGACAAGGGCTGCTGCTCCCGCCCTCTTTAATCCAGTTTTTATAATCTGATTTCTTCGGAATCCTTTTAAGTCATTAAATATATCATCAAGCTCGTTACTCTTTCCCAATAAATCTTCAAAAAAGCTCCTCTTAATTGATTCAGTTTCTCTAGGATTAACTGCTGATTTTAATCTAGTTTTTAGAATAGACTCCCTCGTATCAGCACTTAATCGACCCGCATCATCTATTACTTTTTGAAGTTCACGTCCTGAAATAATATCCTTTGTCGCATTACTAAAATCACTCTTAAGATATTGATCAACTTCCGTTAGATTTCTTCGAGACTCAGTTGATTTAAAAAATCCTGTCAATTTTTTTTCATCATCAATTTTACTTAATAATTCAGACTTTTGAAAAAATTCAGCTTGTAATTTTCTAGCTTGACTTATACCTGATACTCCGGCCTGTTCTGCTTGATCATGAAGCTTATCACTAATCTTAACAACATCCTTAGTTAATTGTGACTTCCCTGTCCTGACACTTGTTTTGCTTAAAGCAGTTCTTAATTGCTGCCACTTAGCCTTATTTATACCACCAATATTTACTCTTTGCGCCCTCGTTGTTCCTGCCCCTTTTATTGGAACCAAGAAATCATATAAATCTGACAATGCTCTAAGTTTGGGATCAATCGTCGGAGATTTAGCAAAACTTGTGACATTTCCAATCTTGTCAATTATTCCGTTTCGTTCAAGGACTTTTGTAACTTCTTTAAAAGCATCATCAATCGGAATTAAATCATTATCTGCGATACTATTGAGAGCCTTTGTATATGATTGATTTATTAACTCATCTTTTTGATCAAATCCTTTCTTAATACCTTGCGCAACATTATCTAAACTATCTTCAAAAGCTGCACGTGTTTCCCTGACTTTAACTGCTCCCCTGGAAGAAAGATGATCTGTTAATATTTTAGGATTCCTTGTATCCTTTCTAATGAATCTCTGAATTGCAGGAGTAATTTTTTCGACACTTTCATTAAATATTTTCGCTACTCGTGGGAAAAGATTTTCATTTACGAAGTCAATCTTGAATTTTGATACGAATTTTCCTAACCCTCTGGTTGTGGCTTCAAGTCCTCTTCCAATACCTCTGGTAACTGGCCCGCCTGTTGTCAAAGTTAAAAGCTGTTCAAATGGATCGGTCGCAAAATCTTGAACTGCTTTATTGATAGTACTTCCCAATCTTGATTTTTGTTGTTCATTTACAGCCCTTGCCAAAAACATCCCGCCTGGACTTGCCATTAAAACAGATTCTCCTATTGCGGCATCTAAGCGTGAAGTTCCAGAAGGTAACTGACTAGGCGCAGGAATAGATTCAGGACGAATCGCACCCCTCGCAAAAGCTTCTAATCGAGTGCCCGGGTCAGCTTGTATGGCCGCACGAATGGCAGATGCAGGTCTATCTTTTAATTCTCCGAATACAGTCCTCTCACCAGGTGCAAGTTGCTCTCCCGCCTCTTGACCTGTAAAGAAAGCTCCAATCCTGCTTCTTCGAGTAGGTAAAAAAGCGCCTTCTTCTTCTACTTCTGGAAAAAGAGTAGGACGCTTTGCTTCTCTTCTTTGAGGTTCTTTCTCTCGAATAGTAAAAACTTTACCAGTTTTTTTATCTCTAATTTTAAAAGTAGCCATTATTCAATACCTATTATTTCAAAATTATCAGGATCAACTCCTAAATTTTTAAGTATTTCAATATTACCTGTTGGTTGTTGTCCTCTTTGTTCCAATGCTTCAAATCTTCTTGGTTCAGATGGAGGGGCAGCTAAAACATCCTCAATGACAGCATCAATCTCTTCTTTTTCTTCTGGAGTCAAACTAATCGAATTAACTAATCTTCTGGCATCAATATTATCTAATTGTTCTTGTGTCATTCCTTCTAAAACATCAGAAGTCAATCCCGCCTTTTCAAAAGCTTTCGTAATTCCAAAAGCATTTCTTAAAGATTGATCTATCTTATTTGCAACAAATGTCTCAGGGTCTAAATCTTCAGGTAAAGTTTCATTAATCATTTCAAGTACACCTTTGATAACTCGATTCTGTCCAGTTAAAACCCTATTAAGGGTCAACGCAGTTTCTCTTATTTGACCCGGAAAAGATGCAGTACGTGAAAAATTAGGATTCTTAAAAGTAGTATTAAGTCGTCCAAGAAGTCCAGGGACTAAACCTAACCCTCCCTGCTCTTCTCCTTTCCCCTTTACCTGAGAAACAAGATTCCTAAATAAACTAGCAGTAAGATTGAAATTAACTCTTTTTTCTTGTTCCTCTGTATTTCTTTTTATAAGAAGTTCCTGCTCTTTCTTTGAACCAGACTCCAGTAGTTTCTGCTCTAATCCTCGCCTTTCAACTCTACGAGCATTATCTACTCTCTCATTACCTGTTAATTGAATAGGTGGCAAACGTGATGTAAAATCAGCGCTAGTCAATTTACCACCCTGCACTTGTTGTTCAGTCTCTCTCGCTTCAGGAGCAACCTCAAGAGTTTTGGCTTGTGTTAATGTTTGCCTCTGATCTAATGAAGGTTGAACCCCTCTGTCACCTCTAGGAACAACCCCAGCACTTTCTATCTCTTTTATTTCTTGAAGAAGCCGGTATAGATACGAAAAGCATTTCAAGTTTCCAAGACCTTGAACGGAAGATAAATATTAAATCTAAACTTCAAGAGTTTACGGAGAGAGAGACAGCTTCTCAGAAAGAAATAAAAGAGATAGAAAGTGCTGGGGTTGTTCCTAGAGGTGACAGAGGGGTTCAACCTTCATTAGATCAGAGGCAAACATTAACACAAGCCAAAACTCTTGAGGTTGCTCCTGAAGCGAGAGAGACTGAA